GTACAGATAAAGAAAAAGGTCAAGAAACTCTTGACGCAATTATTGCTGGAACAAAAGAACAAGTTGAAGACTATAAGGCTGATTTAACCGCATTTAGTGTAGATAATGATGACGATGATACAGATAAAACTAAATCAGCTGAAGACGTAGCTAAAGCAGAATTAGCAGATATAGCTGAATATACTAAAGTTACTCAGGACAACTTAGATAATGATAAGATCACAGTTCCACCAACTGAAGAAGGCGGTGAACCGACTGAAAAGCCAAAATGGATTGATGTTAAGACATATAAAGGTAAAGACAAAGAAGGTAAAGACACTGAAGAAACAGTAATGTATGCTAAAGAAGATGGTAACGAATCTGCTGCAACAGTAGACGGTGAAGATCTTTCAGAAGCAAAAGTAGAATTACCTAAAAAGGTTAAACTTTATGAAGGTATGTCAATTGCTGATAAATTTAAAGCGTTAATGTAATATTAAAGAGAGCGTTTAGCGTTCTTTTTTGCAAGTTTAAGAAACTCCTCTCGTTCTGCGAGCAGGAGTTTTTTGCATTTCTTACGAAACTCAACCGAGGATTTAAGTATACGACTATCAACCATAGGAGCCTCTAATACATCATAATATTCTGAGTGTATAAAATTCTTAAGATCAAAGTTCATAAACTTAGCCTTGATAGGTTTAAGTGAAATAGCACAATACCATTCAACAGTATTATATGAACGTTCTAATCCCTTTTCAGATAAGGCAGTATCGGTTCTCATATCCCAATAAATTTTAGTAGAAGTAGTAGACCTAGGTCTTTGCATTTTTAAGACACATTCCATGAATTGGTCATCATCGGACCACTTAGCAAGATTCCTATGGGTTATTAGAAACTTTCTTAAGAATCGTGGTAAGTACTTTAAGATGATACCATATCTGTTTGCGGGCCAAGGACCACCAGTCTTTTCAATACGTATACTCATATACTATATTTATCTATGAAACATTTTAGGCATTTTACGCTATAACAATTAAACATATACTGCATGCAATCAATCAACCAATTATTTACAGAGAAGTATAGACCTTCTACATTAGAACAACTAATCTTACCAGATGCGGTAATGAATAAGTTTAAAGATGGACTAGTCCAGAATATGTTGTTTACGGGCTCACCAGGGACAGGTAAGACTTCTTGTGCAAAAGCCATAGTAAATCAGTTTAAACTCCCTTATCTGTACATCAACGCGTCCACAGACACTTCTGTTGAGGTGATTAGGACTAGAATTATAGACTTCTGTTCAACAGTGTCTATTATGGATGCGCCTGGTATGTTTAAGGTAGTAATTCTAGATGAGGTTGATGGTGTATCAGATCAATTCTTTAAAGCACTTCGTGCTACAATGGAGCAATTTGCATCCAATTCAAGATTTATCGCAACATGTAATTATATTAATAAACTACCAGATCCTATCCTATCAAGATTTGAAGTTATTAATTTTGACTTTGATAAAGAAGAGGAAACAGAATTAACAAAGAAGTATATCCGTAGAGTATATGATATTTGTAAAGAAGAAGAAATGACTATTGAGAAAGATGCTCTTGTAGAGTTTGTTAGACGTAACTTCCCAGATTTAAGAAGTACTCTAAATAAACTACAAGGATTTAAAACTCAAGGAACTACTGCGATCACAGTTGATAATGTAAAGAAATTTAATTCAGTCTATAAAGACGTATTTGAATTAGTCTTTAAAGAAACGGATCCAGCAAAGAATTACCAGATGTTAGTAAGTAATTATTCTAATAGAGTAGATGATATTTTACAAACATTAGGTGAAGAATTTATAGAATATATACAACAAGAACAATTGCAATCAGTTAAGCATATCCCACAGATCATTATTTCTGTAGCTAAACATCAATCGCAGAGAGTTCATGTAATAGATCCTGTAATCACAATGTTAAGTTGCGTTTACGAGATACAAGGAATAATTAAAAGCAATTAAAAGCAAAATAAGTGGCAAATAATTTTTTTATGTCAAATATAATTCGTATATTAGCACATAGATAATAAATAACAAAAATATGAAAGTGGGAAAACATACATTACTAATCGACGGAAACTATTTTGTTTTCAGTAGATTATTTGTCTTACCAAAACCAAAGAATGGTAAGCTACTAGGAGATGATAAACAGAAATCTCAATTCATGAGAAAACTAGCAATTGACTTTGCATCTGAAATGCGTAAGCTAAAGATGTTTGTCGATGATGTAGTATTAACTGTAGATTCAAAATCATGGCGTAAAGATTTATTTCCATCTGCTGAATACAAAGGCACTAGGAAACAAAACAGCAGCGTAGATTGGCCTGCAGTCTATGAAGTCTATGAGGCATTTCAAGATATTGTAGCTACTAAAGGTGTTACCGTACACCAAATACAAGGTGCTGAAGCAGATGATGTTATCTTCGGATGGTCAGCTGCTCTAAATGCTAGAGGTAAATCATGTATCGTATGGTCAGGTGATAGAGATCTAATTCAATTAGTTAACTATTCAGAAACCAACGACGCACATACATTATGGTATTACAATACTAAAAAGACACTTTATAGTTACGAAGGTTTCAATAAAGACATGGAGACATCAGCCGCTAAAGAACTAACAAGCGACGATATGTTATTCAACATGGGTGGACAACACATGTTGCGTGATGATTATCAAAGAGATATTCTAGACTGGATTAAAGCTAATAAGATTTCTATTAAAGAAGTTGATTGCGACAAATTCATATTTCAGAAGATACTTACCGGTGACAAATCAGATAATATTGCATCAGTTGTTACATGGCAAAAAGAAATGAAGAACGGCAAGTTGCGTAACTATTCTATTACTGACAAAACAGCAGATCTTATATGGGATCAATATGTTAAAGAATATAATAAAGATTTTACTATTGATTTTCTATTCTCATCAGAAGCAAAAGACATCTTAGTAGATATTATCTATAGAGTTGTTGGCCATAGTTCTCAAACGCTAATCAAAACAAATCTTACGCAGAATATAGCTCTAATGTTATTACATAACAAGACTATTCCAGATCCAATTCAAAAGGCTATTTATGCTGCCATTGAAAAAGATTGGGAAGGTGCTATCGAGAATAAGAATTCTATTATGGAAATGGATAAAATCCTAGAAGGAACTGATTGGCTAGAAGGAGCTAAAAAGAATACGTTCGCACCAGATCCTTTTGCAGGAATGGATATTCCAAAAGAAGAATCTCCAATGAAACTTGTAGGTAAGAAAACTACAAAGACAATTAAAAAGGATCCAAGTAAAAAGTTATTTTAATATGACGCTAACTGACTATATTCACATAGAAGAAATATTAGCAGAGGCTAATGCACATGGCCTTAAGGCTGAAGTTGCAGACCGAGCGATTAAGATAGAACTGCTCCATAATATGTCAAAGCTAGATGCACATCAAGAGGCATATAACGCAATCATAGGGTAAACTTTGCCCAAGAAGAACATATAACTAATATGCTAGACGATACAAAACTATTTGACTTTGTGAAGATTATGTTCACGAAGCCACAAGACTATAAGAAAATAAAACAACACACTAAAAAGCGACATCATTTCATGATTAATCGTTTCATGTCTATTAAATATCCTGCTAATGCAATGATGTTTAATATTAATGGGATTAATGGTGGTAATGTAGTAGAATGTTGGTCCGTTGTCGCCTCTAGATTCCAATCGGTGCCCCGATGGTTTTATACTAAAACCAAAAAAGCAAAGAAAAATACGCCTGATAAATATAATCCCAGCGAGAAAGCTGTATCTATTTATATGGACAAAAACGAGATTGGTAATAGAGAATTTAGCGAACTAAAAGAATTTGCTAAGGAAGCTCTGTTTTCTGATTTAAAAAAAATTGAAGAACAAATAGAGGTTTATGCAAAAGATAAATGATCATTTTACTGAAATAATAGATATTACTTTATACCGATATAACTCAATAGATTTAAAACTATGGGGTATTATTAATAGAGATACTAAATCTAGGCCTATGACTCCTAACAGTATGTTAGTAGCCAAAGAGCGTATGGAAACTTATTTAAATCATAAGTTCTCTCATGATGTTAATAGATTTCGTACAGTCAGTGATGTCAATATACATAGGGAGGCAACATCAGTATATTTTATATGGAAGATATTTCAATCAATGCCAAACTTATCTTACATTAGAGTTAATCTTAATTCTAATTCTAGTTACAATAGAATTGTAAATGTAGATCAAGTAAAGACTATAAAGTACGATATTAAAACACTAAGAGGTTCTATGAGGATGTTTGATATGTTCCAAGAAGAACATGAACTTAAACGAGCTAATCATATTTTAGTAAAAGCAGGTCTATTCAAAGAACAAGAGAATTTTAAAATATTTAAATTAAGAGACTTTTTGAGTGCCTTGGATTTATTTCAAGCTGAGAATAATACAGCAGAAGTATTAGGAGTAACTAATGCATTTATACACGCATTAGAACATCATGAGGGTGATAATCCTGAAATGCTTTTAATCACTGATTGGGAGTCAGATATATAATAAAAAATAGAAGTATAACTTCTTTATCAAATGGCAGTAACAAATTTTACAGCAGACACAATCGGAGACTATTTCTTCGCTAAATTGAAAGAACCTTACGTAGACGTAAAAAAGGTTCTGAATTGGTCTATCCTATATGGTGTTAATTCACCAACTAGTATTGGAACAGTACAATTAACAGCTGGTTCTAAAACTATTATTGGCTCTGGAATTGCATGGACACTTGCACCAGGTGATAAATTTATTGTAGGTTCTCAAACTTTCACTGTAGATGCTATTGTAGCAAATACTATTACTGCTAAAGAAGATGCTACATTTACTGCAACAGCAGCTAAATGGTATGAATTTCCAGATGCTGATAACAACTTTGCTTTTGACTATAGATGGTCTCAGAATAATATAGATAGTGATGGAGGCGAAATGTCACCATTAAAACCTTTAAATGTTAGTATTACTAATTTAGAATTTGATGCAACTAAACCATTATGGATAGATGTTAAAGCGGAAGTACATAGATTGTCTTCATTGCATACATTAAGCCTTTTATCAGTTACATTTGAATTAGAAACAGAAGCAGGTACTATTCAATCATGTCCACAATTATGTATGGATTGTGATGATCCTTATGTTGCAGGATGTACTAATATTGTAATCGATTGTTCAGACCCAATATTCGATCCATATAATTTAAGTAAACCAACTGCAATTTATGGTGAAATAAGTGAGTTGGCTTCAGAAATGTGGGGACATAACACAAAGTATTTTAGAGTAGAACCTGATAAGAGATCTAAGGACGTTGTATTAATGGAATATTCTTTGTATAATGTAAAGGATATGTCAGATCTAAAGATTGTAGTTCCAGATAATGCAATGCCAACTAGAGAGTTTACATACGATATTTTTGGTATGGGCTTTGAAGACTTTGAAATCCATATTACAAAAGGTCAAATGGAAAAAGCATTCGGTACTAATATTGCACCGAGACCGAGAGATTATATGTATATTCCAATAATGAATAGAATGTATGAGGTAAGTTCAGTTAGCTTTGCTGATGAATTTAATCAGTCTATGACTTACTGGAGAGTGATGTTAAAGAAATACGAAGAAAGAACTTCTACAATAGTAGGAGACGATGCAGCTGGAGTTGCAATAGATCAAACATTAGACGATCTTTATACTGGAGTTGAAGAAGTATTTGGAGAAGAAATTCAAGATGAGTACAGACAATCAACTAAACCAGAACAATACCAAACAATGTTTTCAGAAGTTGGTGATGGTACTAGAGAAAGAATTCATAACTCATTAGTTATTAGCGATGACGAGTTAAGAAATAAATGGACTATTATTACTAAGAATCATTATGATCTAGAGTCTGTAAAAGATTTAGGTATCGAATGTTTAGTATATAAGAAAATATCTCAATTAGCAATTGATAAGAATATGGCATTTTCTGCCTGGTTTAAACCTAACTTTACAAATCCAACAGCAGAGCAAACTTTATTTGATGGAAGAGTAGGACAGAAAGGACTTAAATTAACAGTTAATAAAACACATGTTAAAGCATATATAAATGATCTTACATTAACATATCCATTTGCAGTACAGCCTATAAATGGACAATGGTATGGTTTAGTCTATAACTTAAATAATACATATAGTAATACATCTGCTAATGTGTATCAGTTAAACCCAAAGAGCAATACATTGACAAGCATGTCTGTTTCAGATACTTTAATTAATGTAATGGATCAAAACTTTGAACTAGGTGCTGCCCAAGGATGGGTTACATCACAAAAATGGGCTTTAATGCCAGGTAAATTAGCAATGACTAACATTAGGTTATATACTAAGATTATCGGTAAAGACCAACATACGAACATGTTACAACAATATATTGTTAGAGATAATAGACTAACACATATTATTGATAACGCAATTCCTTCTATACAGTTAAGAAAGTACAATCAAAACAAGTAACAAACCTAAACTAAATTTGTTACTAGTATAAGCTAGATATATACAATATAATATCATAATATGAGCGAGAGCGAAAAGAAGAAAACAATAGCAGAACAAGCAGACGACATTAGGTTAGAATTAGATGCATTAATTGGAGATAGTCCATTAGATGTTGAAAACGATCCTAAAGATCTTCCTATTCAGGCTAAGCCAACTTCGATGGTACCATCAATAAATTATACTGAATTAAAGTCAAGTGCAACTAAAAAAGCACAAAAGACTATTACAGCCTTAATGAAATTTTATCTTGATGCTGATATTATCGAAAAGGATGAGTATATAGCTGCAAAAAAACAAATGGATGAGATGACAATGTCCTCTCTGATCTATCAATTAAATGCAGGTGAAAAAGCCCTAACAACTCTATTAGAAACAATTGACTCCGGAGAATTAGCACCTAGAATGTTTGAGGTTCTTGCAACTCTACAAAAATCAATGTTAGATATTATTAAGTCACAAACCATGTATTTAATGGCAGCGGAAGAGGGTACAAAAAGAATTGCAAGGGATTTAGAAATTTACCAGAAGAGAGTAAATCAAACTGAAATTGAAGGTGCTGGAGGAGATACTGGTAATAAGAATATTCAAAGAGGTACAAAAGACCTAATGGCTGCAATTCAAGCAGGTATTCACGGAGCGTCAGAAGAAGATATTGAAGACGTAGAACCAACAGAAGAATAATAAATGTCAGACGGAATAGGAGATAATAAATGGATCCCAAAAGAGGAGGGTAATACAGATGCAGCTGACAGGATCGTTTGGTCGACCAAGCAGATTGATGATCTGTTAGTGGCCTTGGATCAGGGTTATCGTCCTAAGATTAAGTTACCATTCTACGAGGGTAGACAATTTCTAAAGAAGGGTAATATTGTATTTGAATATACTGATGAGGAAATTAGTGAGTTAGCCAGATGTGCCAAGGACATTGTCTATTTTGCAGAGAAGTATGCGGTAGTAATGACAGATGAGGGTATTCAACAGGTAACTCTAAGAGATTATCAAAAGGAAATGTTGAGAAATTTTCAGAATGATAGATTTAATATTGTTCTTGCTGCTCGACAAATGGGTAAAACCGTAACTGCATCTATTTTTAATGCATGGTATGTTACCTTTAATATGGATAAGAATACTTTGCTACTTGCAAATAAATCTGATTCAACAAAAGAAATTATTGATAAAGCCAAAACAGTAATCGAGAACTTACCGTTCTTTATGAAACCTGGTATTATTAAATATGATGTAATGAATGTAAGGTGTGATAATGGTTGTCGTCTTATTGGACAATCAACCACAGCAAAATCAGGTATTGGATTTACAATTCATAATCTATATCTAGATGAGTTTGCCCACGTCCATCCATCGATTGCAGATGCCTTTTATGAGAATGTATATCCTACATTATCCTCATCGAAAGTATCAAGAATTACAATTACATCTACGCCAAACGGATTTAATAAGTTTTATCAAATATATTCAGCGGCAGATCGTAAGGAGAATGAATACCGACCAACAAGAATTGATTGGTGGCAACACCCTGATAGAGACGAGGCATGGTATGAAAGAGAGCTTGCTAACCTAGGTTCGATCGAGGCCTTTAATAAACAATATGGAAATGAATTCGTTAGCTCATCTAATCTACTATTAGACCCAGTGGATATGAAGAAGATGAGAAAGAGAATGAAGCCTTATGTTTATCATGAATTCGACGAATTTGATTATATTGCAGTTGATGCAAAGGGATTCTTAGCATGGGATCCTGCTTTTGATATTGATACATGTAAAGATAAAGAAAACTTTTGGCTATTTTCAGTAGATATTGCAGAGGGTAATGGTGGTGATGCATCGGTAATTAATATTTTTAAAATTGCTCCGATGAATGCTGACGAAATTAAAAACGTTATTAATCCAGGTGCAATGTATGATTTTTTTAAATTAGAGCAAGTAGCTAGATTTAAATCAAACGAACACGTCATCGAAGATTTTGCAAAGATATTATATACATTAGGTGTAGAAATATTTAATAGTGAGAACGTGAAAATGATTGTAGAATATAATACTTACGGTACAGTACTATTCCAATACCTAAGAAGTATATTTCCACAAAGAAATGATTTTGACGATGAGATGATAGTAAAATTCAGACATAGGCACGACGCAAAGACAATAAAACCAGGAATAAAACTAAAATCTGACAATAAAGCTATCTTTTGTCAGAATTTTGCAAAATTGTATAAGATAAATAGATTAGATTTAACTGATGAAGTTACAGTGACTGAGGCATCCTTATTTGGTACTTTACCAAACGGTAGTTATGGCGCTCAAATGGGGAACGATGATGTTATTATGACATGTATTACTGCGACTGAATTTTTTAACACAACGGATTATGCAGATTTCATTGAGGAGATCTTAGATTTCATAGATCCTGCGGTTCACGACGAGATGGAAAGCATCTTATATAAGGATAGTGATCAGCAAGGAGATTTACAATATGACATTTATGACCTACTCAAATAAATTTGCAAAAAGACAAGGATATATAATAAAAGAATTAAAAAATAACAACTAAACGATTATGGCATTAAGTCCTCAATTACTACAGTTCAAAAGCTCAGGCGTATATCGCTTAGAGTTCGACAAATCACAAACCGTGAACATCCCTGCTGAAACTATTAGATTAGTTGTAGGTAGATCTAACAAAGGTCCTTACAATACTCCAGTATTAGTAGAAGATGTTGAACAGTTTAAAAATGTATTCGGTGGCGTTGATAAGTCACTAGAAAAGAAAAATATGTTCTTCCACAGATCAGCTATCGAAGCTTTATCTAGAGGACCAATCTTAGCGTTAAACTTAACTGCTGATGATTCTGACGATCAAGTATCGATATTATCTCCAGCAACTAACTCTTCTTCGGAAGGTTTATCTGCTAACACTATTCAATCATCTGCAGTTGCTGGTAAGAAATTCAGCGATGTATTTGATATTGATAAGTTTTGGAATCCTTCAGACGAGAAGTTATTAACTGCTGCTGCTGAAGATACAAACCACGCAATCTCTTTTGTAAATATCAAACAAGACCCAATCACAATTATCATTAGACAAGCTGCTGATACTAGAGGTTTTGAATTAACTGCAAGAGAATGGTACGGAGAATCTAACATTCCAGAAGGCGTTGATGCTGATGAATACGTATCAGACTACTTAGTAGATGTATTTGTATTCAAAGGAAAATTCGATTCTGCTGAATTAAACAATGATCCTAACTACGGTACTTACTTTGATGCTAATGGTTTATACAAATCAGAATTCGCTAAATTTGCTGGATTAAGAGAAGTAACTCTTTTAGCACAATATAACGGATTATCTTTAATACCTGAATTTATTGATGCTGAAGGTAATCAAATGTACATCGAAACTCTAATTAATATGGAGGCTAGAAGAACAGGTTTATTCTGTGCTGTACAAGAAGATGCTCTTCCACAAATCGATTTAATCGGTAATGGATTTGACATCTACCAAGATTACGAAGTATTATCACATAAAGTAGAACAAGAAAAAACTAGTACTATAGTAGATATTAGTGGTTTCGGTGACAATTCAGTAGATGGAGCAACTTTAACAATCTTAGGAGCTACACCAGTTGGACTTGCTACTGCAGGAATTAACGATACTAAATATTTAAAAGCTGCAGTTGGCGTAGAGTATGTTAAGATTAATACAATAGAAGCAACTGCAGGCGGTTCAATTATTACTGCATCAGGTGATATTTCTAAATCTTATGAGAAATTCGCAGCTGGAACATCAGCAACGTGGAATAACAATGCTGTTATTACAGTAGATGGAAATGGAAACTTATTATTAAGTGCTGCGCCATTTGCGTATGGAGACTTATTAGTAGGTGGAAACGCATTCTTATTATCTGAAAACGCAGGTGAATATGTTGCAATCAATACAATTGATATAGATAACGTAACAGGAGTTGTAACTGTATCTCCAGCAGGTAATGTTGGATTCAGTACAGGTTACACTGATGCTAACGCAGGTGAATTAGTAGTATATAAAAGAGCATTAAATACTGCATTTGATATATGGACATTATCTCCAAACGACAGAACAGAGATGTTCCCTACACTAGCAGGTGGTTGGGACTGGACTGATAATACCGCTGGAGTATTTACTTACTCTTACACAGGTGTTGGTGTATTAAACGCTAATATTAAAGTAGGAATGTATATCCCAGGTGATGGTGGTAAACTATCTAGAGTTAAGAAAATCGTAAAAACTTTCGAAGATGGTATAACTAAATATAGATTTGAAACTCACAGAGTAGTTTCTTCTAGACCAGCTTATGCACTTAAGAGATACGAAGATGCTTCTGGATTATATAAAACGTTCCCATTAGAAGGAGCAACACAAACTGAAAAGAGTATTGCAGAATTACTAACAGCAATTAAGCCAGGAACTGGTTTAGGTAACGCTTTAGTAGATAAAGACAATATTACATTCAGATATGTAGTTGATACATTTGGTTCTTTAGAGAACGGATCAATCTTAAATAAGGAAGAATTATCATTCTTATGTAAAGAAAGACAAAATGCAGCAGCAATTCTTAACGCACCAATGGTGAAAGAACTTAAAGCAGCAACTAACCCAACGTTTAAAGACTCATTTGCTCCTTATGGATTTAATGTAAGTCACGTTGCAACAGGAGGTAACTTAGATACTAATCCAACATCTCTTTACACATTACCATCGATCAACGAAGGTGCATCTTACGCATTCTACTACGGTCCTGGTCTTAATGTAATTGAGAATGGAAGAACTAAAGTAATTCCACCAGCAGCATACGTATCTAACAACTATATCGATAAATATTTAGATGCTTTACCATGGTCAATCATCGCAGGTCCTAGAAGAGGAGTTGTAGGTGGAACTGGAGTACAGTCATTAGAATTTTCATTCGATAAAAATGATAGAGATGTTCTTGAGCCATTTGGTTACAACCCAATCGTATTCGAAAGAGGCGTAGGTTTAACTATTAAAGGTAACAAGACTGCACAACAAGGAGTTCAATCAGCACTTTCTTCAGCTCACGTAAGAGAAGTATTAATTTACATTGAAGATGGTCTTGCAGAAATTCTTAAGAATTACCTATTTGAATTCAATAGTGCTCAAACTAGATTAGAGATTAAAACTCTAGCTGATAACTTTATGGAATCAGTGAAGAAAGATGGTGGTGTATACGACTATAAGAATATCATGGACTCTTCAAACAATACGTCTGAAGTAATAGATAACAACATGGGAATCTTAGATACGTTTGTAGAACCAGTTAAAGGTCTTGAAATCTTAGTATCGAGAGTAACAGTATTAAATACAGGTGAAATCGCAACGGGTAACTTTGCATAAGAAAACAACGATATATAAATAAAATAAGAAATTAAAGATATGGCTTTACCACATTATTCAGAGGACCAAACTAGCAAGAAGGGAAGAAACTTCGAGCCCGTTCAAGCTAACTTATTCGAGGTAACAATTTTACCACCGGACGGAGTTGCTGGACAAGAGTTCCTTTTACAACACGTTAATTCAATCAGTGGATTAGATACTATGGCTCCTGCAGTAGATGCAATCGGACAAAAATATAAGTTTTCCGATAGATCTTACGCTGGTATGCCTGGTGCAACTTCAATTGATATTACAGTTAGCTTCTCGCTTAACTTAAATGATTCTAACCAAGCTTACTTGTATAAAACATTAAGACAATGGTATAGAGCTCAATATAATCCAGAAACTGGAGAAATGGGTCTTAAAAAGAATTATGTTGGTACAATAGTTGTTGTACAATTTAACAGAGAAGGTGATATTTACAGAAAAATTACTTTAGATGATTGTTTCATCACTTCAGGTGTAAACCTTGTTGGTGAACTTAACTACGAGTCAGCTGACGCAGTAGCATTAGAAGTAGGTTGGAAGTGTGATACTTTCTCAGAAGAGTTGAACTAATTTAATAAATTAAGTATAAAGAACGTGTCTAAACAACACGTTCTTTTTTTAACTTTAAAAAACATAATATAATATCAAGATAATAAAAGATTATGAGTGATAAACTAACAAAAAAATTACAAGTCCTTTTGACTGAGGGAGAAGTTCGTGAAGTAAACCGAATTATCTTGAATGATGCTTTGGATAATGAGACTCGTCCCATATCTGTAAGTGGATTCATAAGAAATCTAATAAAGTCAGAATTAAGTGTAAGAACTGTAGAACAGAGATCCTACATAAAGCAAAATCTCAAAAACTTAAAAAGTAAATAACAATGAGCGAAAAGAAAAACAAAATGAGTTCCGAAGAAGCTAAAATGGCGAGAGCCTTAGAAGCTAAAGACGCTATTAACAACCCAACTCCTGATTCAAATGAAGTAGCAGCTTCAGATATGGAATCTGTTGTTGACAAAGGTGGGCTTGGTAGAGTTAATATGTCGAATTTTACACCAGATAAAGCACAATCTTCTGATAGTGCATTAGGATGGCATGTATTAGATCAAGTAACATTACCGTCAATGGGTAAATTTTATCCAGCTGATAGTGTAATTAAAATTAGATCTGCAAGAGCTGCAGAGATTAGACATTTTTCTACTATGGATGAGAATAATTACATCGATATGGAAGAAAAGTTAAACTCAGTAGTAGAATCATGTACTCAAATGTCATCTGGTAGTAAAAGATTATCTTACAAGGATATTCTAGAAGAAGATAGAATAGTTCTATTACTTTCTATTAGAGACCTTACTTTTCCAGAACCAGAAAACAAATTAATGTTAAATGGTAAAGCTGAAAAGTCTAAAAAGAAAGTAGACCTTGAATTATCAGTTAAAAATCTAATACCTTCTATTATCGATGAAGAAATAGAAAGATATTATGATGATAAAAAAAGAACGTATGTTATTAAAACTCGTTCTGCTGGCGAAATCGTAATGCGTCCACCGACAATTGGTGTTATGCAAGAGGTTACTCAATACTTGAAAGATCGTAATGAGAAGGAAATAGAATTTGATAAAGCATTTATCCAAGTATTACCTTATATACAAGGTGATTGGAGAACCCTAAGTCTAACAAAGATATTTCAATTAGAAGTAGACTATAAGGCATGGGATCAAAAAAAGTTTATGATTGTATATAGACTTGCTGAAAGAATGAGAATTGGTGTTCAAGCAACACTAGAATCTACCGTAGACGGAGAGTTGGTGAAAGCCCCTCTTGAGTTCCCAGGTGGCATCAAAAGTCTTTTCATTATTTCAGATCTCGCTGGAGAATTACTTTAAGACAAAGTTCTACCTGGGTATACATCTTAGGATGCAGCCTTCAGAGATCGAAAACATGTACTACTACGAATATTGGTATTATGTCAAGAATCTGTCGGAGTACATCAAGAATAAGAATAAGCAACAATCGGATCAACAAGAACAGGCTAACGATCAACAGAGCTCAATGAGCTCTAAGTATAAAACGCCTTCGATGCCCAAGATCCCCTCTATGAAGACGCCATCGTTTAAGATGCCGAAAATGTAGAGATATATAATAAGAGTGAGGGGTATGTTTTCCTAAGCATACCCTTTTTCTTTTTAAAAATATTAAGTCAGTTACATGCCAAAGAAGAATCCATTAGCTACTGCATTCGATAAGTTTAGCTCTAAAGATGGAGTATTAGGCGAAATTAGTGCAAACACACTTCTTGTCGCAGAAACATTTGATGAAGGTGGAGAGATATTTGATAGAATAGACCGAATGGTCGAAGCTATAGAAACTATCGTTGAATCTACTCAATCTGGTAGTGGCGGGCTTCAAGAGGCTATTGTATTAAATTTAGTAGCACCAACACTTAAACCTATTGGTTTAGGTATGGGCTTTATTATTGATGCGTTAAATCAGGCCGAGAGTGCTGAAGATTTAACGTCAAAATTCGGCGCACTTAATGCTGGATTAGTAGTATTAGGAGATATAGGTAAATCTATATTAATGTTTGCAGCAACGATGGTAATAGGAATACCAATCTTAATGATTGCTGCAGTTACTGCCCCAGTCTGGGTTGGTGGTATTTATGTTATTATACAGGGTATTAAAATGGCAACTCAAGGCCTAGAAGAAGGCGAGTTGGATAAATTAATAATACTCCACGCAATCGGGGCATCAATTGTGAAATTTGGATTATTGATGGCAGCAATGGTATTAATAGCACCAGTTGCACTTGTAGGTATGTTATTTACAGTACCTTTACTTCTAGGTGTTGTTGCAATAGCAAAGTATATAGGTGAGCACTTTACTGAAGAAGCTCTAGATAAATTTATGACTTTTAATAAAGCAATGGTCATATTAGGATTAGGTATCTTATCGATTGGTTTATCATTAGCTTTAGTGGCAGTACTTGCAAAGCATATTATTATGGGACTTTTCGTCTTCGGTGTGGTTGCACTTGGATTAGGTGCTATATTTATGTTATGGGAGAAGTTATTTCAAATAGATGAAACGAAAGCAGAGGCTTATGCAAAATCATTAGCTTTCTTAGGAATTGGTATTATTACTATTGGTTTAGGCTTGATGTTAATGAACGCATTTGCTGGAGCAATCATAAAAGGTTTAATGGTAGCAGCATTAGTATTAATAGTAATAGGTGGTGTATTCTTCCTATTCCAGAAAATGGGAATTAATAAAACTATTAAGAAAACAGCAAGCGGCTTAATCTTAGCCGCTGGTGCAATTTTAGCACTATCTGTCGCATTAGCACTTTCTAATTTAATTATGCCAGGATTTTTAGATACAATGGGTATTTTAATGATTATTGGAGCTGTGGCATTAACCATGTTCTTTATAGGAAAGCAAATAGGTAATATCGTAAAAGGTGCGCTTGCATTAATTGTAATGGGAATAGGTTTGTTTGCATTATCAGTTGGTATTGGATTTATGAGATTAGCAATTCCTAGTGTTGAAGTTGGAATAGGCATGATAGCCTTAATCGGTGGAATAGGTCTTGTATTTGGAGTAATAGGTATGGCATTCGCCAACGTAGCTTTAGGTGGCGCCGCAATGATAATTGCAGGAGTTGCATTAATAGTCTTAGGGCTTGGTGTAATGGCAATGATGCATTCATTACCTACTGTTGAAGAGGGTATTGGTATGTTATTATTAATAGGTGGTTTAGGCCTGGTATTTGGAGTTGCTGGTTTAGCGGCTGCATTTATAGCATTAGGTGCAGCATCTATGATTGTTGCTGGTGTAGCGTTAATCGTTATAGGAGCCGGCGTAGCAATCATGGCAGCAGCTACTAAAGATGTTACAATGGATCAAGTTCTTGTAATGGGAGCAATTATAGGTGGTATCGGAGTTGCAATGGCAGCTGCTGGTTTAGCATCACCTTTAATCTTATTAGGTTCTGTCGCAATGACTGCAGCAGGAATTGCAGTGTTAGCAATCTCTGTAGGTATGGCAGCTCTAGCAGCAATTGACTTTAATAAATTAGGTACTATTTCTGAAAAAGGTAATAAAGCATTTAACTGGTCTGGTGAAAAAGGATTCTTCGGTGGTAAGAAATCTAACTTTGAAACAGCAATGGATGCCATTGCAGATGGTATGTCATTAGGACCATTATCAATATTAGGTATTATGACCGGCGCGCCAGTTATGATTTTAGCAGGAGCTGCATTAACAAGTATTGCATTAGGACTTAGGGTATTTACATCAGCTATAGGAGATACTGATTTACCTAGACTAAGCGATAATGTACAAATGATCGTTTCAGGTTTATCTGAAACTTTTGCTGAAGTCGGCGCATCAATGGGAGGACCTTTTTGGTTCACTAGTGATGTATATAAAGGTATTCAGGCTACTCGAGGTATGGGCACATCATTAACAGGTATTGCTAAAGGTGTTCAAGCTATGGCAATGCTTAGATTCCCAACAGGATTTGATAAAGAGGGTAATCCAACAGGATATGAAACTATAGATTTAGGAACCGCAGTACCAAACTTAGTTGCTAATACTAAATTAATAATCACAGGTTTAAGTTCTGCATTTGCAGAGGTTGGAGAATCTAAAGCAGCTCAAGGCAGTTCATGGTTTAGTTCTTCTTCTTATGAAAAGGGTATTGATGTTGTTCAGAAAATGGGTACACCGCTATTTAATTTAGCAAAAGGTGTACAGTCTATGGCAATGCTTAAATTTCCAACTGGATTTGATAAGGACGGTAACGCAACAGGATATAAATCAATTGGAGACGTAGATACTTTAGTTGCTAAGCTTGCTAAGAACACAAAAGCACTTATTATAGGTTTAGCTGGAGTATTTGAAGAAGTTGGAGCATCTGGTGTCGGCAGCGGCGGAGGATGGTTCTCTTCATCTAATTTTGAAAAGGGTGCTGAAATAGCATTACAATTAGCAGATCCTTATTCTTCATTAGCAGATGCAGTTGAATCTGTCGCAACACTTACAGAAGGTATTACAGACCCAGTATTACTTAGAGAGAAAGTTACATCTTTAGTAGAAACTATTTCAGTAATAGGTGGTTTCTGGGTACAATCATTTTTTGATGGTGTTAATGCTGCACGTAATGTTAAAGAACCTTATAGCATTTTAGCCTCAGCAGTTACTGATGTTACTACAATTACAAGTGCAATTTCAGACGGAGCTGAAGTTAGAGAAAAAGTATCAGCTATGATCGAGTCTATTGTTGGAACCAATGATGATGGCGTAGATATGGGCGCTAAGACCTCATTAATTCATGCAATTGGATGGACTTATGGAAAATTAGGAGTTGCAATACCTTTAATTGTTAATGCAATTACTCAATTTACTGTTGAAAAAGGTAAAGCTTTCGCATCAATTTTTGGTGGTGAGACTCCAGCTGAAATGTATGAAGCAAAAAACAAAATGCTTAAAACATTAGCAACGTCTTATATGAGAATGGCGGTTGCTATTCCAATGATTGTAGCATCAGTTAATAGTTTAGCTGCAGAACCAATGAATGAGTTTACTAAACTCTATGGAGGTGTAACTAACGATATTGAAGTTTTAGCAGCTAAAAGTACTTTATTTGAAGCAGTCGGTTCATCTTATCAAAAAATAGGTGCTGCAGCCCCTCAAATTGCTAGTGCTATAAACGGTACTAGTCTAGAACAGATGCAAGGATGGACTGGCATGTTTGTCGGTGATGTTGGATTCTTAAGACCTATTGCAGGTTACAACGCACAAACAGAACTTTGGAGTACAATCGGAAACTCTCTTACAATGGGAGCCACTGCATTCCCTCAGATCTCTGCCGGGATAAATGCAGTAGACTATAATAAATTAGTAGAGTCTAGAAGAATGTTTGAAGCATTAGGAGTTCTTGCTGAAGGTGGTGAACCTTCAGATATACTTGCAGCAATGGGAGAGTCTTTAGAAGTTGCAATGCAACGTTTAGCAGATATTCTAATGGAATTCCAAACATCAGTTGGAGAGTCTCAAGATGCTCAAGGAGGTTTCTTATCAGAATTAGCTAGCCTACCAGGTAAATTAGTTGGTGGTGTTGCAGACGGCATACGCGGAGATAGTGGCGGTGGTAATAATGCAGAAGTAGTAAGAGCTGTTAAGCAACTACAAAACGCACTTACTAAAACCGGAATTAAAATTAGTAATAACGGTCGTCTTTCTAATTAAACTTTTTCTAAAAACTTGATATAAGTACTAAACAGATTAATTTATGATAACAAGTACTACATCACATTACAAGAGTTCAACTATTAATTCAGCAACATACGACGTTACTGATCAAACGCTAACAGTAGTTTTTAAATGGGCAACTTATGTCTATGAAGCAGTTGACGTAGAAACTTGGAACAAATTTAATTTAGCAGATTCTCAAGGCAAAGCACTTAATGAACATATTAAAGGTAGTTTTGAATACGCTAAATACAAGGATCAAATTCCTACTGGCATTAAATTTGAACAATCTGGAATGGTTAAAAACATTACAGCACCCGGTAGTCTATTAAATGAGTTACCTCCTTCTGATTATCAAATGGGAAATTAATATGAAAAGAATTAAAAGATTTTGGAAATACCTACAGTGGCTAGAAGAACAGAGAATGAAAGCTGCGATTCATAGTTGTAGTGCAGGACCATTAATGTAATATTTATTATGACAAAAGCAAGCATCGTACAAAGACTATTAGATAAAAAACAAATCACAGCTGAAGAAGCAGTGGTTTTACTTAAAGAAGAGACATACAACCCACCTTCTTATCCAATATATACTCCGAATCCATATTACGATACTCCGAACACAACACCACCTCCAGTATGGTGTTCAACAGATACTCTTAGTACTCCAGCAGCAGGTGACAGCTGGGAATACAGAGATACTAAGTTTACTCCTCCAACAGAAAACTAATTTAAAATCAATTTCTAATGAAAAAGTCTAGGCAGCCGGTGGTGGCTAATGACTCCGACGAAAGTCGTAAAAAAGCTCTACAGTTCAAGAAGCGTAAACAACGCAACAAAGAACCTAAAATTAATTTTAAAAATATTAGATCAATGGATGATCTAGAAGATTATGAAGATGAATATAATTTCTGATAAACCATTAATATTAGATTATTCTAATTTAAGTGAAATAGGCTTTATACACATGCATGTTTCGGCCATTTTAAGGAATCCTAATGACATTACTGAAGGAGTTAACGGATTATGCAGGGCAGGCGCGTTTGGTCGACTGGCACACATCCTACAGCTAGCTGGAGCACCTGAACCTATTATCCTCAATGTTATTAATGACCCGGAAGCTGAATTGACCTATGAGCTTGCATAAACCAGAATACATCTATTGGGAAGACTCTTGGAATTATACTCCAAAAGATGTACCTGACGCGAATAGTGAAACAATTACACCTGATAAGATATAACTATTAAATCACACTATTATGCCAGAGTTAGCGGAACTCAAGTTCACATCAGACTACGTAAATCAAGTTTCAGAAGGAGCAACTTATCTTAGAGTAGAAAAGAATCCAGTACATAAATGTGAAGACTTAGATATTCCATTTAAATCATTTAAAATCAAGGCTAAATCAAAAGGTAAAGAAATGGTACTTTACTTTTTAGATGATTATTCAGATCAATTTATTACAGTTAGAATTACGATGGGAATGTCTGGTCATTTTAAACTTACTAATTCAGGTGATGAAGCAAAACATGCACACCTTAAATTTTATCGTAAAGATGGAACTACATTATCATTTGTAGATGTTAGGCGCTTTGGTAAATGGAAACAAGGTCTAGTTTGGTCAGAAGGTAGAGGTCCGGATCCAACGACAGAATATGATGAGTTCTGGAAAAATGTAATGACTAACTTGACTAAACTCAAGAAGCCTCTTTATGAAATGTTAATGGATCAAAAATACTTTAATGGTATTGGTAATTACCTAAGAGCAGAAATTATTTATAGAGCCGAAGATGTAGATCCATTCTTACCAGCAGGTATGCAATTCGCAAGATACCCCAAGCTACTAGATTTATGCCGTGATATACCACTTCTAGCGTATGCTAAAGGTGGCGGAAGCATTAAGGATTGGGATAATCCATTTGGAGATGAGTCTATCCAGGAACGCTTTATGTTATGTTATGGCAATGCCGAAATGTCAAAGAGAAAGGATAGAAATGGTAGAACATTTTGGTATGATAAGAAATGGGATAATGTACCAACAAGCAGAGATGATTTAGGAGAGTATTTAAGTAACACCAAGAGTTCTCAATATGCAAGCAACTAGTTGGTTAGATAAAAATGAGTGGCCGGATCTGGCTGTAGATAGCGATGCATTTTCACATTACACAAAAATGAGTAAAATCATGGAACAATATGCTAAAGAGTACCATGCACGAAAACTAGAAGAAGCAAGAGAGAAAGAATTAACTAAATATACTAAATTTTTATGACCGGCAGACCACAGACAAAAGAAGAAGCATACGAAAAATTACACTTAGAAGATGTACTATCAGCAGTACGTTGGATTAAGTTTGGGATGGAACCAGGCACTAGAAAAAAACCAGCAATTGAATATGTCAATCACTGGAAAGCCTGGACTAAACTAAATGATATAGAATCATATAACAAAATATTAGAAATAGAAAATATTTCAGAAACTACTCCATAATGAAAAAGAAGGAAAGAATGCAGAACTTGATTATCGTCGGCCATCCCGACGAGAAATCATTCTGTTACAATGGTATTTTTAAAACTATCAAGAAAACATTATTAGAGTCAGATTATCTAAATGAGATTGAAGTTATCGATTTATATAGAGATAGTTTTCAAAGACCTAGAACAGATCTTATTGAAAAATATAAAGAGTTAGTTAAATGGGCAGATCGAATTTACTTCGTCTCACCTGTTTGGTGGTTTAGATTAACACCAAGAATGGAAATCTTTTTTGATGAGGTATTAACTCCAGGGTATGCATATAAATTTGTACCAGTGGTAGGCCCGTATGCTTATCCTAAGCCATTCTTAGGAGACAAGAAGATAAGAACATATATCACACATGGCGCGCCGGCATTGCCAGTTAAAACACTTTATTTAAATTCACCTAAACTAAGATTAGTGATGGGAGTATTTACATTTGTCTTTGGATGGAGACTTTCGTTATGGTTAAAAACCAAACAATTCTGGTCAGTACCATTTGTATCTACAGCAAAAAGAAAACAATATTTAGAAACAGTTCGTAAAGACGTCATAAAAGACTTAAGAACGCATCAAATTAAAACAAAAACCAAAAAACCAGTATAATAACTATGAAATTAATCCTAGTAGGAAAAGCAGCAGCAGGAAAAGACCATTTAAAGACAAGGTTATCTAAAGGCGGTTTCGTCTCTGGCGTTAGTCATACTACTAGACCTCCGAGGGATAAA